CAAAATGCAAAAAATGCGATGCTGAAGACCGAAATTTGTTTCCGGGCATCAAAGACCCCTTTGCAATGATTGTTTACTTAGAGGATGGCCGAATTATCGTGACAGATAAAGAATACGTCGAAATATACTCGCGCCGACTAGAAGTTCTCGGCCAATTTGAACTCAAAGACTGCAATCAATAAAACACTGAGCCGCCCTTCGGGGCGGCTCTTTACGTTTGTATTCGGTTCTGTTAAATTGTTTTGCAAGGGCTTTATGCCCTACCTCCCCCGGCGTGGAGGTTTTAAACATCCCCGGTTCTTAATCGCCCCGGCGCGCGATGATGAACTTCCTGTAAAAAGGAGGCCCCGTCATGGCGAATACAAATGCGCCTTTCGGTTTCCGTCAGTACAGCGGCACTGGTTCTGCCCCAACCTATGAACAGGTTGCAGTCCAGATCGCTTACAACGCAACGAATATCTTCTTTGGCGACCCCGTTGAACCCGATGCTAACGGTCAGGTGATTCAGGGCGATGGCACGACTGCGGCTGCTGGCATTGCTGGTATCTTTGTCGGCTGTCAGTATCTCTCGGTTTCGCAGAAGCGTACCATCTGGTCCAACTACTGGCCCGGTTCGGATGTTGCCTCGACCCAGACGGTCATTGGCTACATTATCAACGACCCGAATGCACGGTTCCTTGTCCAGACCGGCTCGACCGGCGCTACTCAGTCTACCGTCAACCTCAACGTGCCCTATGTCATTGGCTCGGGTAACACTGCAAACGGCATCTCTGCCGCTAATGTGGATGTTGCGAACGCCGCTGTCACGGCCACACTTCCCTTCCGTGTTGTAGGTCTTGTCACTGAGCCTCCGGGTTCGAATGGCACTGAAGCTGGCGCTTACAACTATGTGGTCGTTGCGTTTAACAACGTGACCACGAAGAATCAGACCGGCATCTAAGGAGTAAGGACCAATGGCTGTTAATCTCTCAGCGATTAAAGACCTTCTCCTCCCCGGTCTCCGTGGGGTTGAAGGCAAGTATGAGATGATCCCATCTCAGTACGACAAGATGTTCACGAAGCACGATTCCAAAATGGCGCTTGAGCGCACTGCGGAAATGCGCTTCTTGGGTCTTGCACAGTTGAAGACCGAAGGCGGCCAGACCGCTTTTGATAACTCGGCTGGCGAACGCTATGTCTACAATCAGGAACACACTGAAATCGCTCTTGGGTATGCAATTACCCGTAAGGCGATTGATGACAACCTGTACAAGACACAGTTTGCTCCTTCCAACCTGGGCCTCATTGAGTCGTTCCAGCAGACGAAGGAAATCTACGGCGCCAACGTGCTGAACACTGCAACAACGTATAATGCGTCTGTTGGTGGTGACGGCGTGGCTCTCGTGTCGGCTTCGCATCCGATTGATGGTGCGACGATCTCCAACTACGCAACCAGCGAACTCAACGAGTCCACTCTGTTGAACTCCATGATCGCTGTTCGTACCAACTTCAAGGATCAGGCTGGCCTCAAGGTCTTCGCCCGCGCCCGCAAGTTGATCGTCCCGCCGCAGTTGGAGCCGACTGCTATCCGTCTGACGAAGACGGAACTGCGTCCAGGCACAGCAGACAATGATGTCAATGCCATCATGATGACCTCGGGCGGTTTGCCTGAGTCGTACATGGTCAACGACTTCTTGACCTCTTCTTCGGCTTGGTTCCTTCTGACAAACATTGACGGCCTCTCCTACATGGAGAGAGTTAAGTTTGAAACAGATATGCAGGTAGATTTTGTGACCGATAACCTTCTCGTAAAGGGTTACGAACGTTACAGCTTCGGTTACTATAACTGGCGCTCCATCTACGGCAGCATCCCATCGTAAAAACTTCAAAGGGCGGGGTCTAACAGCCCCGCCTTTTATCTAGGTTTCCTGATCACGCAGACCGGCCTAGCGGACTCTGCACAGACTGTGTGATCTTATCGTGCAGGAGGTTCCTATGGGAGCAACCACTTTTACTGGTCCAGTTAAGGCTGGCACCGTTCTGAACACCACCGGCTCAACCGTTGGTACGCTTAAAAATGTTGGCTTTGTTGAGCTTGCTCAATCTCAGGCCATCACACAAACTGGTTCGGCAACTGCGCTGGCGACCAACATCGTTATCCCAGCCAACAGCACAATCACATCAATTGACCTGTTTGTCACAACAGCTTGGTCAAGCGCGACGACAACTTACACTATCAGCGTTGGCACTTCGGCAACTGCAACTGAATTGGTTGCGGCTACGAACGCTAATGCTGTTGGCCGTCTTGCCCTTACACCCGGCACGGACGCTACCAGAACCGGCGCTTGGATTAACACAGGCACGACAGATGATCGTATCTATGTTCTTTCTGGTGCTAACAACGTCACCAATGGCGCGGGAACTCTGGTTGTCCGCTACATTCAAGGCATCAACGCTTAATTCGGGTCATAGGAGGCTCACATGAAAGGTCGCAGTGCGCGCAAAGATGGCGGTCCTACCAAGGGCGTCAACGAAATGGCAGAAAATGCCAAGATGAAGAACATGCGTTATACCTATCAGTCAAACGTCAATGACGAGGCTGAAGAGCGTAAGCGCGGTGGCAAGACAGTCGGCAAAGTCAAAGGCGAAAAGGCGAAAGCCAGCATGGGCCGTATGCCTCGCAAGTCCGGTGGCCGCACGGGTTCTAACATGAACCCACTGTCGTCGGCAGCTAAGGGAACATCGGCTCCTGGCCGTGATGTCTCGGGCAGCCTGAGCTAAAACTGGTGGGGGCTTCGGCCCCCATCTTTCCTTTTGGAGGGGACTATGGCGAAATCACCAGCCTGGACACGCAAAGAAGGTAAGTCGGAGTCCGGTGGACTGAACGAAAAAGGCCGTGCCAGCCTTCGCGCCGCAGGGCATGACATTAAGCGTCCCCAGCCAGAGGGCGGGTCGCGTAAGGATAGCTTTTGTGCAAGAATGACCGGGATGAAGCGTAAGCTGACGGGTTCTGCCAAAGCTGCCGATCCTGACAGCCGTATCAATAAATCTCTCCGCAAGTGGGACTGCTAATATGGCATCCAAGCCGCAGAACTCAGGTCTTTGGGGCCGTGCGAAAGCGGCTGCAAGAGCCAAATTTGACGTTTATCCGTCTGCTTATGCCAACGCTTTTGCCTCTAAGTGGTACAAGCAGCATGGCGGTAGTTGGTCTGGCGACGACAATCGCGTCAATAAGGCCGATGGAGGCGGTTTAGGAAAATGGTTTTCTGAAGACTGGCGGGATGTGAAAACTGGCAAAGAGTGTGGTAGGATTCCCGGTGAAAAGGGCAAACGTCCGTATCCAGCCTGCCGTCCTGCTTCCGCTGCTGCTTCCATGAGCAAAGAGCAAAAAGCATCAATGGCCCGGAAAAAGACTGGCTCTGCTAGGAAATCTTGGCCCGTAAGCCCTTCGGGCAAGCAAAAGGAAGATTAAAATGACCGTTACAGCTTGGTCAATTACACAGAACGGCCGTTATGAGCCGTTTGAGCTTCAGGTTTCGCGCGGTCAAATCACTTGGCATGAGACGCTGTTCCAGTTTGGTATTAACAATGCCGTTGGAACGTCCTTTGAGACAATTTGGACGCCAAGTTCCGTCTACTCGTATTTGTCAGCCGCGACGGTCATTAAGATTTCAAGCGGTAGCGCGGATGACGCGGCAGCGGGAACAGGCGCAAGGACCATTCAGATCAGCGGTCTCGACGGCAGCTACAATGAAATTAGCGAAGTCGTGACCCTGAACGGTCAGACGGCGGTTAACACGGTCAACAGCTATCTTCGGCTGACTAGCCTCATAGTTTTGACGGCTGGTAGCGGTGGTGTAAATGCTGGCATCGTCTACGCGGGGACGGGCACCGTTACTTCCGGTGTCCCGGCGAATGTTTTTGCTCAAATTGAGATTGGGTATAACAAGTCGCAAATGGCTCTCTGGACCGTTCCGGCGGGCTACACTGCTTATGTAACTAGCTACGCATTCACGTCCAATAGCTCAACGGCAAACAACCAAATCACTGGCGCGGTTGTTATCCGTCCGTTTGGAGGTGTGTTCAGTTTTGAAGCAACGGCCAAAGTAAACGGCGGGGGTACATATGACCGTCACTTTGACACATATCTGGTGGCTGAAGAAAAATCTGACATTCAAATGCAGGCGTTAGCGTCTGCTGCGGCTCAGGTGACGGGCGAAATGCACGTTATCTACATCAAGAATGACGCTACCCAGTAAGGTTTAAGTCATGACAACCAGCGGGACATACAACTTTAATCCCGGCCTTGGTGAGATCACGCTTTATGCGTACAATCTCATTGGGGTCAGGAATACGGCTGTGCTGCAAGAGCATATGGAAGCCGCCCGCATGGCGACTAACATGATGCTTGCCCGCTGGGCCAACCAAGGCGTCAATCTCTGGAAGGTTGATCTTGTTACGACACCTCTGGTCACAGGCCAGTCTACATACTCTGTTGATGCGAAAACGGTTGTTATTCTGGATGCTTATGTTCAGAACGATGACAGCGGCGCTAACATTGACCGCATTATCCTGCCAATCAGCCGCACTGAATATGCGTCTTATCCGAACAAAGAGCAGCAGGGTTTCCCAACTGTCTTTTGGTTTGACAGGCTTTTGTCACCAACAGTCACACTTTGGCCGGTGCCAAACACGGACAACGGCCCGCAGTCGTTGAAGTATTATCGCGTTACACGCATTGAAGATGCGGGTCTTCAGAACGGTCAAACTGTTGACATCCCTTATCTATGGCTTGAAGCGTTTGCTTATGGTTTGGCGCTGCGTCTGGCCCAGATTTGGCGTCCAGAATTTGTCATGACGATGAAGCCATTTGCTGACGAATCATATCAGATCGCTGCCGATCAAAACGTGGAAACGGCGCAACAGTACATTTCACCAATGATTTCTGGCTATTTCAGACCATAAGGAGGCGACATGGCTTACGCTTCTAGGTCTGGCAGGGCAAGAACCAGTGCGCGTGATCCAAGGGCGTTTGCCATCTGTGATCGCTGCGCTATGTGGTATAATCATCATCAACTGACGTGG